CCAGAGCACGTGCGGCAGGAGATCATCACCACCCGGATCAAGCAGGTCAAAGAGGGTCTGGACCCGCTCAAGGGTCACGGGCTGCTCACCCGGCTGAAGGTCGCCACGGCGCTCGCCTTCCTCCACAGAGAGCTCAACATCACGGATCAGTGGTGGGAGATCGCGGGGCTCATCATGGCCTGGAGCGAGCAGGAGCAAGAGCGCTGCCAGGTCGTGCTCAACACCACGACGGTTCGGGCGGCGGAGGCCCGGGGCCGCTCCGAGGGCCTCTCCGAGTTCGCCCGGAACGAGACCGTTGCCGAATCCTCTGTCCGGCGCATCCGGGAGAAGCTCATCGAGGTTCTCCGGGTTGAGCCAATCACCTGGAACGATGCCGTCCACAAGATTGGCCACAACCTTCGCAAGTACTTCCCAGCAGCTGTTTCGTCGCTCGCAGACGAAGGCCGGGTGGTCGTGGAGGACTACACCTACAAAGGGCGCAAGGCCAGGCGTCTCAAGCTAATGGGGTAACCCGTTTGCGCTGATAGGCGAATGGGGTTAATGAGGTACGACTATTAGCGTAACGGGGTACGGAATCTCCAATGGGGTCGGCCTCGAAAGTGACGTTTGCGCTGATCAGCGTATAGAGGTAACTGGGGTAGTGGGGTACAGGGTAGGCACCGGCGGACGGGCGAGCTAGAAAGAGAAATTCGATCAGGGGATGAGATCAATACGGCTTTCTCTCTCTCTCTCATTTCTTCTGTGTTTTTCTCCCGCTCTCCCGGCGGTGCCACCCCCCGAACCCCATTACCCGGCTAACCTCATAGCTTCGACCAGCGGAAACGTGGTAAAAGTGGCCGACCCTGATAGGATGTAGGCGTACCCCTTTGGAATCGGGGCGTGCTCTGTGGTTGGTCTCGCTGCGGGGCTCAGACGCTCTCTCCCGCCGCTCCCCCAATCTCGCAGGAGCAGGGTAGGGTAGCGCTGGAAACAGGCCGGAGGGAGGAACCGAGGGATGGCGAAAGGTCAAGGACCGGGCGGCGACATGCGTCGTGGAGGTCGTCGAGTTAGTGAGCACACTCGCGAGCGCATACTGCTCCTGCATGAGAAGGGCCTCACTCGCGGAGAGATCGAGAAGATCGTGGACGTCTCTGGCGCGACCATCACCGCCATCGTGAAAGCCGACGGCCGGTCGTTTGACACGTCCAAGACCGAGGTGATGGTGCAGAAGCGCTCCACAGACCTTGCCAACCTCCGGGCTCGCATCGCCTTCCGCATGGCGGAGAAGGCTGACGAGCTCATCTCCGATCTGGACAAGCCATTCACCGCGTTCAACTTCGGCGGCAAGGACAACACCTACGAGGAGCACCAGCTCGAGCGCCCGCCCGACGGCGCCATCCGGAACCTGATGCAGAGCGCCAGCATCGCTGTCCAGCGGAGCATGGACCTCACCAAGTTCGACACGGATCCCAACCAGGGCAGCAGCTCCTTCGACGCCTGGCTGAAGCACATGACCGGTGAAGCCGAGGACGACGGGAGAGATCTGCTGTGAGCACCGTACGCATCGGCCTGGACGAGCAGGGCCGGCAATCTATCTGGATCGATGGGGAGCGCGTCCCCCACATCGTGCGCTACCGGGTGGAGCAGGAGCACCACAGGCCCGCCGCCGTGACCCTCGTCGTACGGGCTGAGAGCGTCGAGATCGACCTACCGCTGGCTGAGGTGCTGCAGCTACCCAGGCAGGACCAGCGGCCGCACTCCAGGGCCTGCGGCGTCAAGCCTCACGAGCATGGGCTGGAGTGCCATCCCAACTGCCCGACGTGCGGTGCCGCACCCGGAGCCGGGGAGTGCAGAGAGACCATGCGCACCAGCCCCAACTACCTGGACAACCACCGCCACAGCTGCCTGCTGCAGGTCGGTCACCAGGGCCGCAGCCACGTGTGCCCTTGCGGCGACCACTGGGCTTGGTCCTGATGGTTGCCTACGGTCCTGTTGGGGAGAAGTCCAAGCTGGTGCTCCGGCACAGCACCGCCGCCGTGGAGTGCTACGAGGGAGCTGTCCGGTCATCCAAGACCATCACCTCTCTGCTGGACTTCCTGAAGTTCGTCCGCAGCGGGCCAGAGGGCGACCTCGCTCTGATCGGCCGCACCGAGCGGACCGTCTACCGGAACCTCATCGTCCCCCTGCAGCACATGGTCGGCATCCTGAGAGCGCGCTACAACCAGGGCAACGGCATCCTCACGATCCTCGGGCGGCCGGTGTACATCATCGGCGCCAACAACGAGGAGTCCGTCTCCAAGATTCAGGGCATGACCGCCGCCGGGATCTACATTGACGAGGCCGCGTCCATCCCAGAGTCGTTCTTCAACATGGCGACCACGCGGCTCAGCGTCCCTGGTGCCAAGATGTGGCTCACCTGCAACCCGGCCGGGCGAAACCACTGGCTCAAGAAGAACTGGCTCGACAAGGCCAGCCTCTGGATCGACAGGCACGGAAGCCTGCACATCAACGAGTCCGACGCCACCATGCGCGTTCACCGCTACACCTTCACAATTGACGACAACCCTTTCCTCTCAACGGAATTCGTCGCCCGGCTGAAGGCCAGCTACACCGGCGTCTGGTATCGGCGGTTCATCCTCTCCGAGTGGACCAACGCCGAGGGCGCTGTGTTCGACATGTTCGACCCGGTGAAGCACGTCATCCCGTACAACGAGATCCCCAAGCTGGAGCGGATGTACGCCATCGGCATCGACTACGGGACCACCAACGCCACGGCGGCCCTCAAGCTGGGATCGGCCGGCAACAAGCTCTACCTTGCCGACGAGTGGCGCCACGACGCCAAGGCGGGAGAACCCACATGGACCGACGGCCAACTGTCCGAGGGCGTCAGAGACTTCCTCGGCCGAGGACGCCCCGGCGACCCCGTCCCGGAGTGGCTGGTCGTTGATCCCAGCGCTGCCAGCTTCCGGCACCAGCTCTACATCGACGGCGTCGGCCGCGTCATGGAGGCGGACAACGCTGTCCTGGATGGCATCCGGACCGTCTCCACACTGCTCGGCTCTGGAAGGCTGTTCATCTCCGACTCCTGCTCCGGCCTTCTCGATGAGATGCCCGAGTATGCTTGGGATCCCAAGGCGACCGAGAAGGGCGAGGACCGGCCGCTCAAGGACCACGACCACAGCATCGACGGAGCACGCTACGCCATCCACTCGACGCGCAACCTCTGGCGTCACATCGCGAAAGAGGTCCTGAACGATGCTGCCTGAACCCAACACCAAGTGGCCGCCGCCGCAGCTCCACCGCATCACGCCTAAGCTGGAGGAGTGGTCCGCCTGGTACTCCGGCGACCCTGTCGAGCTGTCTGGGTTCTACGGTCGGGAGCGACTTCACGGAGCGGCGAGGCCCTCAGACCGTCCCTCCCAGTGGCGCGGCGGCCTCGTGGGCACAGTGGCGCGGATGTTCTGGGGAGCGCCTCAGAGGTCCGGAGAGACCCAGTCTCGGGTGCACGTCCCGCTGGCCAGCGACATATGCCAGGCGTCGGCCGACCTGCTCTTCGCCGAGCCTCCCCAGATCTCCAGTCCGAGCGAGCCGACCAACCGGCGCATCCAGGCGTCCCTGGCCGACGGCCTCATCGCCACCTTCGCTCAGGGTGCGGAGACGGGCGCGGCCCTTGGGGGCTCGTACCTCCGGGTGACGTGGGACACGACGCTCCAGCCGACGCCCTTCGTCTCTGTGATCGACGCCGACGGCGCTGTTCCCTTCTTCGTCCACGGACGGATGCGCAGCGTCGTGTTCTGGTGGCTGGTGCAGCGTCGCGACAACGTGTATGTCCGACACCTGGAGAGCCACGACCTGGACGCGGCCGGGCGCGGGATCGTCACCCACGGGCTGTATCAGGGCACGCATGACAGCCTTGGCCGCCTCATCCCTCTCGAAGAGGACCCCTCGACGGCGGGCCTCACGGTGGACGAGAACTCCAGCATCGACTCGGGGCCGGGTCTGGCTGCCCTATACATCCCCAATAGGATGCCGAACTCCTTGTGGCGCAAGGACTCTCTCGGCTCCAATATGGGTCAGAGCGACCTCGCCAAGAGCGAGACCCTGATGGACCAACTGGACCGGACCTACACCAACTGGATGCGAGACCTGGACAAGTCGAAGGGCCGCATCCTTGTCCCCGACTGGATGCTCGAGGTGAACGGGCCGGGCGGCGGCGTCAGCTTCGACGTCGACCGTGAGGTCTTCCAGACGTTGGGCTCCTCGCCCTCCGGTGAGAACGCT